CAGTCCACGAGCTGATCTGCATTTCTGCAGCCTCCATGGCCGCAGTCCCTGGCTCAGTGGCCAGGAACAAGGCGTCGTTCCACTGGTTCGCAAACGTCGTCTTGCCGACCTTTGGCGGGCCGTAGATCAGCCAGACGTACTGCGACATTCGCCTCTTTGGCTTGTGTTTTTCTTTCGGGATTTTCACACCCATGAAAATGTTCCTTCCTTAGTCCAGTTCGGGATGAAGTTTTTCTTCGACGGCGAACGACCCTCGGTCGAGCGCACCGCAACAAAGGTCCAGAAACCTGCATCGTCCGAACCTGCCGACACAACTCTCAGTGTTTCGGATGGCGAGTTTGCCAGCCTCAAGAGCCAAAATCCTCTTGTGAATCTCCCAGGCCTCCTGCCGCCAGAGGGTCATCTGAGCCTCGCTCCTGGTGAGGAGTTCCTCAAGGAAGTAGAACTCCGGTCGAGACCGGTAGTCGCTGACGATTCGTTCTCGGAACTCAACAATGCTCTCCTTCTGGCGTTTTCTGATTCCTGGCTTTTTGATTACGCGATACGTCGCGTGCCGCACCGGCTGACCCTGAAGGACTGACGCTGCCTCCATGTAGGCCGAAACCTGGTAGTCGATCTCGAGCCTGTCGACGTAGCTCGCGTCGATTGAAGACGCTGTCTTGAACTCCCAGACCCTGCCAGGTGACAGCCCGTCGATCTTTCCACCAAAAGAGTGAGCCCGGGAAGACCTTCCAGTTCGAGGGTTTTTCAGTGGGATTCGGAACTGGACCTCCCGCTCGCTTGGCCACTCCTTCCAGAGATCCAGAGCCCCGCTCACCATCGCAAAAACCGTGACCGCCGTCGTCTCAATGGTTCGCTTCTCCTCCGAGGTCCAAGCAGCCTCCGCCGACTCTCTGAGAAAATCTGCCGCAGCCTCAGCGCTCGACACCTCAATGCCATGATGGACCGCAGAGCCGATGTCGAGGGGAACCCGCCCGCCCCGTGCCCGCAGTCGCTCGATCTTCCGAAACGAGTACAGCTGCTCGCACTTGCCAAGCATCCGCAAACCCGATTGGGTGATGTCTCTCATGCTCTCTCCTTCCTAAACATCATACATTTGTGTTTTTCTTCAAGTCAAATCTTGTCTGACAAAAGTCAGACCGCTATGATCGCGACCAGGAGGTGCTTTGTGGACGAAAAAAGTTATACCGGAACCAGACTTTTGCGTGATTGGATCGCAAAGGAGAATCTGACAAGAAAGGACGCCTCAGACCGACTGAACTCTGGGCTTCCGACCCTAGACTCTTGGCTTCAGGGTCACCGAAGGCCTGGGCTCGCCGCAGCTCAGGTCATCGAGGCCGCAACGAGCGGCTTTGTGAAGGCAAACGACTGGCTTACCGAAGAGGAGGTGGCCTCAGTCCGCCTCGCCACGCACAGCTCGACCTGACGTGGCCCGAACCCGAACAATCAAGCCGTGCTTCTTCAGGCACGAGGGCCTTGCTTCCTGTAGTCCAAGTGCAAGGCTGCTCTTCGTTGGGCTGCTGCAACTGGCAGACAAAGAGGGGCGACTGGCTTGGGGTGCAGACGTCAAGGACCACTGCTTCCCCTACGAGGATGTTGATGCTGTTGAGCTGGCTGAAGAGCTCATTGCTGTCGATTCCATCCGTGTCTACGCCGCTGATGAAAAGGTTTACATTCTTTTCACAAACTTCGCCAAGCACCAGAAAGTCCCTGTTTCTGAAAAGGAATCTGCCCTTCCGGCTCCGGATACGGGGTCCATGGCGACTTCTCTTTCTGAGGCCCTTGGCTTGCCGCCCAAAGAGAGGCCTGCTCCTAAGAAAAAGAGAAACCCTAAAGTATCACTCGAAGAAAACCCTAAGGTGATACATGAGGGTTCGGGGGGTTATGACGTCATAGATTCCGTGATACCCTCAGCCCGACGAACGGAGGGCTGTCTAGACTTAAGACAGTCTAGTTTGTCTATCCAGTTAGTCAGTCCTGTCCAAGAAGAACAAGACTCTTGTCTTGTACTAGAAGACTTCTCAGATCTAGACCTTGGCGTTCGTCGGGTCTGGGCTACCTACCGGAAGTACCACCCTCGCAGCAGGACAACTCCTCCCAGGTCTTGGACAGAGATCGTAGAGTCTTGTCTTGCTGAGTACTCAGCTGACGACCTTTGCATCACCATCCGCTGGGCTAAGGAGTCCAGGGACTACGCCTACATGCGTTCAAAGAACATCGACAAGCTCAACAACATCCTGGCCCCCACGAAGCTTCCTGGAAGGGTTGAGTCGGCTTTGGAGTGGGCAGGAATTACGACCTCCATGGATTCGTTCCTCGAAAAGAACGCCCAAGCAGCTCTCCGCTACTTCGACGAGTGCGGTGCTTATGGGCGAGCCATGGGTCCCGGAACACTTATCCACTACATGGCTGAGTACGGACTCCCCGTCCCAAGCCCTGAGGTGGAAGACCAAGTCATCACCTGGCTGAAGAAAAGGAGAGAGTAGTGAGGGCTATGTACATCAAGACAGAGCGCTATGAGAGGGCTGTTATGGGAGCCGTTCTCTTGTCTGGCGAGACCGCCTATCACGAGGCGGAGTCAATGGGTCTTTCTGGGGACCACTTCGGTGTCCCCGTGTTGTCTAAGCTTTGGCGGGCAGTTGGGAAAGACATCCAGGAAGGAATTGTCCCCACTGCAGCGGTCATCTTCGAGCGCCATGCACCTTCGCTTAAGGAGGCCGGTGGGTACTCGTGGCTCATTGGGTTGATGGATGATTGTCCCTCTGCGGTTCAGCTGCCGACCTATGTAGACCAGCTCCTCGAGGGAGATAGAAAGAGAAGGCTTGTTCTCGCAGCGGAACAGTTGATAGAGGCAGCGAAAACTCCCTCGTCCAAAGCAGAAGAACTGGAAGCGATAATCGAACGTGCCGTGGCTGATTCCGTCAGGGAATCTGGGGGCTCCGTCGAACTCGATACGGCAGCGACCATCGTTCAGGGTTGGCTTGACCATAAGCACCGGGTTCTCCTTGGTGAGGTCCCCGACAACGAACTGAAGTGGGGGCTACGTGCGGTTGACCGGTTCGTCACCGCTGGGCCTGGCCACCTTGTGGTGATCGGGGGAAGGCCGAAGATGGGGAAGAGCCAGCTGGCGATGAGCCTGATGTCGAACATCGCCAGACACCATGGGCCCACCCTCTTCTGCTCTGCAGAGATGGGCAGAGAGGCTCTTGCGAGGAGAATTGCCTCGTCCTCCATGGACATAACCAACAGAGACCCGGAGCGCTTCCACGCAGCGTCTGCTGCCGTGTTCGACGAGTGGGCTGGCGTTCCGATGTTTTTCGACTACCGAGCCCGAACCGTTGGTGCAGTTGCTACATCCATCCGGTCGGCCCACAGGAAGTACGGGATTCAGGCAGCAGCGATTGACTACCTTCAGCTATTGGACATGGACGATGCGCGCACCGAGGAAGAGGAGATTGGTAGGGCTTCTAAGAGATTTAAGCTCCTTGCGGAAGAACTCGAAATCCCGGTCGTCCTTCTTGTCCAGGTCAACCGACGCTGCGAAGAGCGAGCCGACAAGCGTCCCATTATGTCGGATATCCGTGGATCTGGTCGGGTTGAGCAGGATGCGGATGCGGTGGTCTTTGTCTATCGAGAGGTTTCCTACAACGAGAGGTTCCCAAGGCCGAACCAAGTAGAGCTGCTCATAAGGGCGAACAGGCACGGTCCAAGCGGAACAGGAATCTCGTACTGGAAGCCAGGTGGCGGGTGGTTCCGAGACCCACAGCCGTGGGAGATCCCCAATCGAGAAGACCCCGGCTAGCGCACTAACCGGGGCCGTCTCTGGAGGCGCCGCCCACTGGTTGCGGGCCGAAGCGGGGGCCCACACCGAGGGGTCGGGGTGTGCCAGGGGCGGCGAGGCTAAGAGATGGTAGCGCTGCTATGGCTTGGCTACAAGCCTCCTTCTCACCCTGGCTGGCGGAATGCCCAGCCCGTTTCGGTACCTTCTAACCGTCTCGGGGGACATCAGGATGCCGCAGTGCCCAGCCTCTGTGGCCACGTCCTCGTCGGTTGCATTAGGTAGCACCCGAAAGAGCTCCGCGACAACCTCCTCCTTCCTTTCTTTGTCGGTCGACGCCGTCGGGATGACGGAGCCAAGTTCGGAACAGACGGGGCACAGGTCCCAGGTCTCCGTGCTGGACACGGCCTTCCTTCTCCAGCCGGTCGGGTAGCGAATTGGAAAGACAATCCAGTCTTCCTTTCTGCATTCGTCACAGCGGACGACGGTGAACCTCATTAGCGCTTTACTCCTCTCACCTCATCACCCCCCTTGCCCAACCACTACGCCATACCGCTCAAGGATGGCCCTCTCCTTGTGGCTGGGTATCCCCCTCTTTGTCCTGGCCTCCCAGACGGCCTGAACGGAGACGCCAAGCTCCTCAGCAAGCACAACGTCTGGCACTATCCCGAGCTTCCCCCCGTAGTCCTTTCTCTTGACTCCCGGGGTGAGCCCGACTCCGAATCTCTTCAGGGTTGCCCTGGCGGTTACGACGTGGATTCCCCACTTCTTCGCTAGCCCTTCGGTGCTTCCGAGCTGTTCAAAGTCAGCGAGAAACTCGCTTTTCCTTTCGTCCGGAACGGCTCTTTGTCTTCCCATGACTGCTCTCCTTTTCTGAGTTGATGATTTGCTCTGCAATTCGTTGCGCCATGACTGGCGTGACGCTGTTTCCAATTTGTCTGTACTGGCTCGCCTTCGTTCCTTTGAACGGGTAGTTCGGCGGGTAGTCCATCAGGGTGGCGCACTCTTCAGTTGTTAGCCGACGTCGCTCGTCCGCAGGACCGTCGACCCAGGGCCCTGCGTTGCCGATACGAACCGCAGGGATGGTGGTACACGGCTCGTCCGTCAGGTCTCGATAGTTCCTCTTGTGTGCGACCTCTGCGGACTGCGGGTTTCTTCCGCCTCCGATCACTCGAAGCATCTGGTTGCCTTTGCCTCCGATGGTTGGAGCGGGCTCGCCTGTCAGGCCTAGCGCCTCTCCAACCGTGTTCCACGGAAGAAGGTGTCCGTTGAAGAGCTCCGTCTTGTCGGGGTCTCCGTGGGTTGGGCGCGGCCAATTGATGTGGCGTGGTCCAGCGACGATGTAGACCCTTCGTCTGTGCTGGGGAACCCCAAAGCTCGAGGAGTTCAGGACGGCCCAGCCAACCCAGGCGAACCTCTTCCTCAGGTCGCCAAGGATCACCTCGTTGAAGTAGGCGTTTGGGCATAGCTCTTTCCCGACGCAGTGCCGCCCCTGCTTGCAGGCACCCTTGTGGTTGGTGAGTCCCAACACATTCTCTCCGACGAACCAGGTGGTCTCGGTAAAGTCGATGGCTTCGACTGTCCAGGGCCACCCGTTCCGCTCGTCTTGCGCCCCTTTCCTTTTGCCTGCAGTTGACCATGCCTGACACGGGAAAGACGCCCACAGGAGGTCTGGGACGGCCTCCTCGTACAGAGACAGGTCTCTGACGTCTGCCTGGAGCGCAGGGAGCCCAGCAGCTCTTAGAGTGGCGCAGGCGTCCTTGTCCTTCTCAATGCAGGCGATGTGGTGTAGCCCAGCTGCCTTGAGGCCGATGGCGGCCCCACCAGCTCCAGCAAATAGCTCAAGCACCTTCATCTTTCTTCTCCTTCTCTTTTGTGGCGCACTTACTCGTCCTCGTCATCCACCTCAAACCAATCCCAATCGCTCGCAGACTTCGTTGGATGCGGTATGTGTTCGTAGTCGAACTCGTGGGCGATATGTTTGATGTTGTTTGCGTCCATGACGTACGAGTTGGGGCCAACCAAGCTCTCTCCGAATTCGGCAAACACCCCGTGCTCGCATGAATCAAGCAAATGCTCGAGCGCCTTGTCGAACCTTTCCCCTTCGACCTCGTAGGTGACCCACACGTAGTGCTTTGCTTTGATCCGAAACCTCTTAACCTCGTTGTTCATCTTCCTTCTCCTTCCCATCCAGCCTTCGGGTAGCCGAGCTGGCTTTTGGTTTGCACACCTTTGTCCAGTGTCCAGATGTAGACATGGTTTCCCGGGTGCCTGACCTTCCTGAGAAGGCCATCGTTCGTAAGTCGAGACACGTACGAGACTCCGTTCTCGCCGTGCCGAATTGTTGGGGCTCCGCACCTAACGAGGGACCTGTAGGCCCCGTCGCCTCCGCGCTCGCCCTGACGTATCTTCGAGAGCGCCCTTCTGCTGACGAACTCCCCGTTGGGGGCAAAGTGGTGGGTGGACCTACCGGACCTACCCAGATACTTGCCGTTGTAGGCCTGGTAGATCGTTCCAATGTGCCCTGGCTTTACCAACCCATCGGGCGTTGTTCTCGGGATTGGATCTGCGTAAGAGAGGACAGCCTTCAGCTCTGGAGCGGACTTCCTTAGGAGCTTGAAGGCTCTAGAGAGGAACCAGGTCTCCCCGTTTGCCGGCACGTCGTCCAGGAGAACAAACCTGCCGAGCTCCACGCCCTCTGAGGGGTCTAGGTTGGGTGCGTAGCAGGGTATGGTTCGTATTTGGCATGGGACGCTGAAGACAGCGACACCCACAAGCCCGTCTCCGGCTCGATAGAGACCCATCCTCCGCCTAGCTGGCGGATACGAAGCACTGTAGTGGTGGGTGCAGACGAACGACTTTGCGTCCATCTCCGGCATCTCCTCCACCCCGTACTTAGATGTGTCTATCGGCTCTCCCTTCGGCCTGTAGGAGGTTCTGTGCTGTCGCCACCGCTGACACATTCTCCGCACCCGCCTGGTGCCCATCACTCACCCCCCATCTCGGCGGCGAAGGCGGCGGCTATAGCTGTCTGCTCGACGGCTTCGAGCCGGCCCCACCAGTGCGTGGCCTTGTCGTCGTTGTTCAGGTCAAGGCGCCCAGCGGGCTCCTCGACCGTTCCGTTGTCTCCATCACCTCCTAGCGGAGTGGGGTTGGTGGCGCCGCACTTGATGTTCCAGAGCCGCGTGTAGAGCTTGTCTGGGTTGCCGTAGTCGGCGGGCAGATGGCGGTGACAGGAGAGGCACTCAGCCACCTCGTCAGCGGTCCAGAACTCCAGGCCAGCAGGCATCGTTACGTTGGCGCTCATTCTTCCCCCCCTTCCTCGCTGTACACCCAGGACCGCTCTGTCCACTCGCGTCCAGTGGCAGACGGGTCGCCGCAGCATTCATGGTCAACAACCTCGATGCCCTCCCGTTCCATCACGTAGTCGCCAGGGCCGAAGGTGTTATGGCCCTGGTCTCTGAACAGATCCTTGTTGCACAACCTCTCAAGGGCCTCCTCAAAGGATGCCGCCTCAACCCTGTAGGTGATTTGCACCTCATGCCTCGCTTCTATGTTGTAGATACCCATCTCTCTATCCTTCCTTTTGTGGCGGCTCGAGGCCTGCCTTCACAGCGCCAGCGGGGAACTTGTACGTCCTCCCTGTGTCGACGTGTTCGCCCAACACGGTGTACTTCTTGCCCCTGGGCTTGATGCCTGAGACCCGGTACGCGCCGTTGTAGGTCTTGAATGTCTTCCCGTAGTCGTCGGGGCTAAGCCCGAACCTGGCGGCGTACTTCCGGAACTCAGTCTCTCTCGGGTTGATGGCATCGCCGCTTGCGGTTCTCTCGGGAACCACGAACTTGAACGCCACTGGGATCTCAGTCTGGGAGTACGTGCAGCTCTTCCTAGATACGATGATGCCGTGTTTCGTGGCGATGCGGCCCAGGGCCTCCTCCGCCTCATCAAGGAGTATCTTCACAGTGCTTCGATCAACAAAATCAATAGTCATCTCTCTATCCTTCCTTTTGTGGTGACTAGCTCGCCTTTCTCCTAACGACGAACTCGCCTCCGGTAAGTCCCGAAAGGGCAAGAACCGCCTTATGCGGTTTAGTCCTCGGTGGAACCATGACTGCCGTGTTCTTCTTTTCGTATGAGATCGAGTAGCCCGACCTCAGGTAGAGGAGGAGATCGCTAACGGTCATGGACGTTCGTTTGCAAACGATCTCCCCCATCACTCATCGTCCTCCAGTATCTCGTCCATGATGTCTAGTACCGTCTTCTTGACCATCGTCCTTAGGCTTCCGGTGTCGATCTCCGACGCCTCTATCAGGTCATCAACGAGCTGCATAATTTCGCTCGCAGCACGAGGCCTGTTCCCCGCCGCCGGGGTTAGGTAGTGGAAGAGGGTTTTGGCGGCCCTTGCTCGAGCTTCCGCCTTTCTGTTGTTCATCCCTGTCTCTCCGTGTGAGGGGTTAGTTTTGGGTTAGCTCGTAGGCGCGACTGACGAGAGACATCCAGTCATCCTCGTGGTCGTACCTGGCATAGACGGGGGCCCAGTCGTCGCTCCATGGGCTCAGCCCAGACTCGCGCACCTCCTTGAGCAGGATGTCTGCAACGGCGGAGGTCAAGGCGTGAAAGCCCTCGCTTCCTATCAGGGGCGACAGCCACTCCTCTACGTTGTGTCTGGACGTGAATCGTAGGGGCCTTGTGTTGTCGTCAATCATCTCTCTCCTTGCTGGTCTTCCATGAGCCACTCCATGGGGAGCCGGCTTTGGCCCAGTGTTTTGTCGCTCTCGTAGTTTCTTTCGGCTAACCGGATTACCCATTCGGGGCTTACGCCAGTCGACTCCGAGAGGTGCAACAGGTTGGTGATTAGGTCCGGTATGGACTCCGAGTTTGGGATGCTTTCTATGTGGAACTCCGGGTATGCGAGGTCCTTGTGGGCGTGCAGAACCTCTTCCGCGTTTTCTATGGCGACCCTTAGCCGCCCCTTGTTGATCATGGTTGCTCCTTCTTTGCCTTGGCCTTGATGTGGGTCACGTTGCCGTAGCCACGGCGTCGCCACTTGAGGAACCGATTCTCATCTTCGATTGCGCTCCACTCCGCCGCAGTCTTTTTGTCGGTTTCGTCGTACTGGCTCCAGGGCCCCCAACTACTGATGTCGTGAAAGCCGTAGTCTGGGCGAAAGAGGACGAGGATCGCCTGGTCGCCCCGAGAGGCGTTCATGCTGTCCCGCATCCTCTCAAAGGAGTTAACCATCGCCGTGTTGTACCCAAGGGTCTTTGGGTCCGACCCAACGTGAAGACGGGCGGGCTCCGCTACCTCCCCGCTGTGCCACAGATACACCAAGCCCCGTCGGTCGACCTCTATGCCGTCGGCAGAGCGGGTCATGTGGGCGGCTTCGTATCTGCGGGAAAGCTCCAGTCTCCCCTTCCTTCCAAATCCAATTGGCAGCTTGCTCATGCTTCCTCCTTTTCCTCTATCCAATCCTCTGGACGAATCCAGTGGTGTCTCGAACGGCTGGGCCCTTCGCATAGAGGACCACCCAGTGGCCCTTGGGATCCCAGAATCGGATGTCGTCCTCGTCGCCAGAGACCACCGGGAACCCCATGAATGAGCCACTGTCGACCAGGGCCGCCGATGCGGCCTTGGACTCCTTCCGAGTCGTCCCGTCCTTGGACTGGACAACCACCGCCGCGTTGTGGCCGGCTCCCAGGTACTCCAGGGCTCTATCCATCGAGCCCCTGGCCTCGCTCAGGCTGTAGGTCAGGTGGTAGTTGGAGCCAGGCGTGCGCCTCTCGAGGGGGACCTTCGTGTAGTCGTATGCCTGGATTCCAGGGAACTCGTCAAAGACACCTGTCTTCTCCCAGACGATGTCGCTCGTCCCGTTTAGACGAACCGCAGGGAGCATCCCCTTGACCCTCGCCAGGTACTCGTGCTGACGGAGCTCCATCCGGAGCTGGGCCAGGAAGTCCTCCCTGAACAGCTTGTAGAACAAGGTCTTGGATATGCGAGCCCTCAGGCTTGAGTTGGTGACGAGCTGCCCAGTCTTCATGATACAGACCGAGGCGCAACTCGTTGAGAACGGACAGGTGTTCCATCCAGCCTCTGTTGACGGGCTCAGGTGCATGACCGCCGTCAAGACGTCGCGCCCCTCTCCCTTGCTGCACTTGTAGTTGTTTCCGAGAAGCCTTCTCAGCCTCCCGCTTTTGGTGAACTGAAGCCTATCCCTCAGGTCCCTGTCCTCCGGACGAACGCCCAGAAGACCCAGAGCAACATTCATACTCTCGGTAGTTCGCACCATGACTCTCTCCTTCCACGGTTGTCTATATATACAACAATGCCCTGACCAATGTCAAGGCAAACAGATAAATACTTTTTCTTCAATTACAGAGACTGTGTCGCTTCATCCTCCTGTCCTGGCCAGATTACGGTGGGCTCTGCCGCGTAGGCCTTTCCGTTCCTAAACGACCAGCGCCACCAGTCTTGGTCTTCGCCAACCATCTCGATAAAGGAACCGTGTTTTACGAACGGCGCAATGGCGCGCATAAGGACCTCGTCGTCCCCCAGCTTTTCTCCGTCGAACTGGATGCCGACAACGTTTCCGTCCTTGTCGAGATCGGCTCGCCATCTCCAGGCCAGGAGCCCGCCCTCGAGCTCCTCTGCTGTCGTGTACTCCTCCTCATCGACCCAGTCGTACCTGCTTTCTGCCTTGAGTGCCTTGATGGCATCCAGGGCCGCCTCCTTGTTCTCCTTATCTATGCGAAAGCGTTGGTCCACCTGGCTCATGTAGTAACCCATCTCGTTCTCCTTCCTAGAATTTCCCGAACTGCAGCGGCAGCTCAGGCGTTTCGCTTCCGAAGCCGTACCCTCCGTAGGTCTCGACCTCTCCTGTGTTGACGTCGACAATGAACACGCCAGCGTTTCCATGGCTACTTGGCCTTCCGTCCTCCGGCGTGTTGAACACTCCGAGAGACAGACCTCCTTCGATCTGCTCATGGCAATGCCCAACGAATCGGGCGCAGCAGTAACTCTCGTCGCCGTGCCTCATCCTGGGCGCAGCGTCAGCGAGTAGCTCGCCAACCAGGTGACCGTGCCAGTGTAGGTAGGTAGACGGGCTGTACCTGTCGCCACCCCTGAAAAGGACTAATGCTCGTTCTCCCATCTCAATCTCCTTCCGGCCCTCAGGCCATTGATGCGCGGATGTGCGCCGTCTCGTCTCCGCCGCCACTGCCGGCTTGGTAGCGCGAGTAGTTTCGGATGGGAGAGTCTTCCTCGTACCTCTCCACGAACTCGGGCCGCCTGCCGTGCTTGTCCTGGTAGGCCCTGACGAAGATTCCCGCATCGCAGTCCTCCTCCAGGTAGGCACTGTCGCCGCTCTGGTAGGAAAAGCTAGAGACGCTCCATTGGATGCCGAACTCCGCGAGCAGGGCCTTGGGGACCTCAAGCCATCCGTGGCCTGGGTCTGTATGGAATGTGAATGTATCCATCTCATCCTCCGTTCACAGGAAAGGTCCACTCGTCGCCGTCGCTTCCTTGTCCGAACAGCGCGCCTCCGTCGTTGCCTTCGTCGTCTTGCGACGGGAAGATCTGACTCCCGTCGTCGAGCTCGATCACGATGGGTCGGCTGTACCAACCCATGGCTTCCGCCTCCGGGACCGAAAACCAGCGGACGGACTTGATAGTCCTCCCCACCAGTCGACCCTTTGCGTACTTCTCCCAGTGCTTCCTCTGCTCTGTTTTGTTCTTGAACATCTCTCTCTCCTTCCTTGCCCGGTATCGGGCGGTTAGCTGGATGCCCAGCCGAAAAACAGGAATCTCTTCATTCCCGAATCGCTATCTGCCCCGGTCTGAATACACCCAGCCGGACCCCACTTGTCGTCGACCCTGTGGTCGCAATCATCGATTAGTCCGCCAGCAAAGGCGGCGGCCTCCTCCCCCTCTGGGAGGGGAATCACCGTAAGGTTGCCCTTCTCCGCAATGGTCCCGGTGTAGCCACCGTGGCCATGCTCATAGCGAGCCCTTCGGACGGCTTCGTCGAAGGCTTCGTGAGCGGTCTTGCCGCTCGAGGTTGTAAAGAAAACTTCAGCACCCATCTCTCACTCTCCTTCCCCACAATCGGGTTGTTTTCGACCACGCCGTCAGGGTCGGCAAGAAAGCCTCACCGGACCCGCCGCAGTCTGGGCATTCGTTGCCACGGCCCAAGACCCTCATTCGGCCTCGGTCTGCAACGCTCTTCGGCAACCGCCGACCCCACCCCCTGCATTGCTGGCAGGCTGAGCCTCTCCATTCGATCTCGGTGCGACCCACCATCCCTAGTACTCCTCTGGCAGCAGGAAGGTCGTTGCCGACCTGTTCCATTCGGTTATGACCCACAGCTTGGTCCCGTCGTCGAGTTCGTAGACCGACATGATTCGCTCGTCCTGGTGTTCAGGCTTGAGTGACAGTCGCTGTATCTCAGCATCCTCGGGGTCCAGTGACCCCCAGTCTCCCGAGATGTGCCGCACCAACAGGCCAAACGAGCCCTTCTCGTTGCGCTCAAGTGCAATGGTTGCCCCCGGGGTGGCAACAACCCTCCCCGGAGTGAATAGCGTTGCTTCAATAGTTCCCTCATTCATCTCTCTTCTCCTTCGTTGTTAGTGTTTGCTCGGCCTACCAGTTGCCATGTGCCTCCTCGCGGGCTTCGTCGTCGTCCCCTGCATCGAAGACGGGTCCGGTGAGCGCAGCCTTGACATCGGCTACGGAGTAGTAGCCCCCATCTGGCGCATCCCATCCGCCAAGCCCATCGTCAGTGTCGAGCCAGCCCACGGCGTGAACCCAGACGGACGGGGTGAGCGAGCAGCAGTAGGTGCGCTCGGGTTCGCCGTCGATGATTCGGACAAAGCCGTACAGCGCGCCAAGGTGAACTCGCCGGTAGTCGTGTAGTTCGTCACTCATCTCTTCTCCTTCCTTGCCCGCTAGTGGGCGTTGAAGCCCCAGTAAAGCCGGGGCGAGTGCTGGAACATCAGAGACCCCTTGGCGCCGTCCGACCTTCGGCGGACGACGATGAAGGGAGCAGCGAAGCCGATGGCCTCGAAGTGCTCTCGCATCTCTTCAGTGTCATAGACGGTGCCGTGTCGCTCCTCCAGTTCCTGGCGCACGGTTGCGTTGTTGTTGATTTGACTCACTAGGGCTCGCCTAGTGGCTTCCGTTGGATCACCCATTCCTCTCTCCTTCCTTGCCCAATGACTGGGCGGCTAAATCATTCCAATTGCGCGAAGCCAGCTTGGAGCTCCGTGTGGGCACGTCCCGTCAGGCTCCACCTGGCAACCGTCCAGTGCGTCACACACTGAGTCGTAAGCCCAGCCCCTTATCTCCTCATACGAGGGGGTCTCATGCAGTTCCCCCTTCCACAGGACAGCCTTCTGAATGCCGTCGTCCCTGGCGGGGATGGCGGCGTACTCGGCTTTGATGTCAGCCTTCTCTTGCTCATTCATCTCTCTCTCCTTCCTTGATACGGAGCATCCCCGTATCGGCCAGCCTGTCGAAGCGAACCCGGATGTCTTCCATGTCCGGGTACAGCCTCTCGAGGTCGGACTTGTTGGTGTACGGACCACTCGGGGTCCGGAAGTCCCTGTTGTTGTCGAAGTCAGCCTGTGCATCCTCCAACGTCTCGTAGTCCCGGCCATAAGCCGGCATCAATGGCACCAGTCCAAACATCTCTCTCTCCTTCCTATTGCGTCTTCCCATTCGTACTTCTTGATTGCTTCTTCGCTCATCTCTCTTCTCCCTCTTCTCCCTTATCCGGTCGACGGATCGTCGCTGCCGGGTGGTTCTCTCGAAACCACCTCTGTGCGATGTCAACAAGAGCTTCGTTCGACTCGGGGGTTCCGTCCCCTCGAGCTATGACTTGTGGGGGGACGAACCCCGCGTAGAGTTGGTTGGGCCACCAGTTGGCCCTACCCCAGCCCCAGTCGACGCAGATCGTCCCTATGATGGAGCCGTCCGACCTTCGGTATTCGATTGTCGTCATCTCTCTCTCCTTCTTTCTTTGACCACTCGTGGTCAGGGTTTATCTGGCACAAAGAATCCTTCCTTCACCAGCACGTCGAAGATCTTCTGGTCTTCCGGGCACAGGTGGAATGCGTTCCACCTAAGGGCCGAGGACACGACTTCCGACTCATCCCAGCCGAAGCCGTCCGAAAGCACGCCCTTGTGTTTCCATGCAACGCTCTCGCACTTGTCTGCGACCTGTTTCATTCGTTGGGTGAACTCCTCGTCGGACTCCTCCCAATGGACGTCGGCAGCCTCATCCCCTCGGCATGTGTAGCAATCAAGGGCTCCGCAGAACCCGTCGCCGCAGCCCGAAACAGACGCCCGACGCTGCGGAAGCTCCTCCCGCATGTGCTCAGCCTCCGTCATGGGCCTGTCGTCGTCTTCGTAGCGGTAGTCCCTAGCGTTCATGCTTCCTCCTTTGTTGTTTCGTTGACCAGAGCCGTGGCTTTTGCGCCGATGTCGGTGATCACGGACACGAGCTCCTCCGGTGATGCTTCACCAGGGCTGCAGAGGAGCGCGGCGATGGTCTCGCTGGCGTCTGCCACCTCGTGCGCCAGGCTCAGCAACTCGGGCGCAGCCGCAATGAGTCGGGCGTTGGGGCAGTCGGCGGACTCCGATGGCGGCAGGTGGACGCCGTCGCTTCGGATAGTCCAGAGGCAGGGGTGCTGCCACTCCACGCTCCACGGTCCAGGTGTGTGTTCGTTGCTCATGCTTCCTCCTCTGCATCCATCAATGCTCTGTGTTCCTCAAGGGCATCCACAAAGTTGTCCCTTGCTTGCTCTAGTGCTGACCATCCGTTGCCAGCAACCACCTCTTCGTCGTACTCCCAATCGCTACCGTCCCATGCGATGCCGGTTACGATTACCTTGCTTATCCTTTCCCAAGGCTTGAGTTCTTCTGCCGCAAGTCGGTCCTTGTTTGAGGCCGAGTGGAACCTCCTGCCGTCACGCATCACAAGGAGCAAGCCGTCGTCGCAATACTTTTCAGTAGCTCTAAGGCATGAGCGAATGGGTGCCACACCAACCCAATCACAGTAAGAGTCAATGCTGTCATGCGCTGGCTCTAGGTGGTGCTTCTCGTAGCAGTCGGAGTCACCTATCTCGCCACACTTTGGACACTCAGGGCAGTCGCAGTTGTCTATGTGCTGGTGACAAACCTCGCACCCTTCTTCGTTCTGAGTGACGTATCTATCCCATGCTTCGCTTGGACATTCGATGCTCATGCTTCCTTCCTTTCCTTGTTGGGCAACCCGTCGGGAAACCTGCCCAAGATCTCTACAAGGCTCTTGGCTCCCTCGTGGTCGTATTCCGTTAGACGCTCGAGCTCTCCTCTCATGGCGAAGACCAGGACGGCACATACGCCAGCCCAGTGGTCGTCGCTCATCGTTATCGTTCGCTCCATCTCAGTCTTGGATGTCGAACCTACGGCGCACTCGTCGCACTCCGTTGGGTGTGTCGAGTAGTACTCGGTACCGCACCCTTGGCAGCGCTTGGATTCAGTTGAATCTCTAACCACCTCTCACCCCTTCCTTTCTTGACCGCTTGTGGTCAGCGCCAAAACCTTCCTTTGACCACTGATGGTCAGAGGCTGGACGGACTTCCGACCCTTGTTGATACTCCGGCTCATCTGCCGGTAGAGACGGAGCTTCCGCCTCTTCTCCAGCCATCTTGAAATGTATTTCAAGTAACTCATCATTCTCATCCGGCCTTTCCTTCCGCCTTTTGACCGCTTGTGGTCAGTTCAAGTTGGTTTATGGGGAACGGAACCCCAGTGAACACGTTCCAGTACGACCCGCAGTCCTCTCCCGTCACAGTTGGGACGAGGTAGGTCTGACGCCTTTCTGGCTTCATTAGGTATCGGGCACAGGTCCCCTTCAGGGGGCACTCCGCCCCGTCGCATGCCGCGTAGTCGGCCATGTCGACCTCTCCTTCCTTGAAAATGGGCTTTCCATAGCAACTTGAAATACGTTTCAAGTGACCAGCCCGGGTGAACACAGTTGGCCCCACGAACCTCCGCCCGTGGGGCGCACTCTACTCACCTCTTATTGGGAGGCCGGTAGCGGATGGCGACGACCTGGTCGCCCTTCCGAATTTCCGTCCGGGTAGGCGGGTGATGCCTTCTCCTTGGCTTCTCCGCCGACGCTTTGAACCCTGCCTGTCTAAGCTCGTCCGCTAGGGTCGGGCTAGAAGGCATTGTTCGTACAAAATGAACACTTCCCATTGCATCCTTCCTTTCTTGAAATGGGCTTTTCGACTACTTGAAATACATTTCAAGTAGCTCTTGTTCGACAACTTGAAATACATTTCAAGTAACTCCCAGAAGGCGCAGCTCTCCCTGCCCCTCCATGGTGGAGCTCAATCCGCGTTCGGGGACCGCCCCCTTGAGTCCTTACTTTCCTGGACGTTGGCGGGGGTAGTCCCCTCCGGAGACCGCCCCTTGCAAGCTTGTCCGATGCCCTCCTTTGAGCCCGTGGGGGCTCGGGCCTTTCAGCCCCTCAAATTCTCTTCCTCCTCGATAGCCCACTCTAGGTAGAACATTGCGGTCTTGTGATTCCCGCGCTTTTCTTCCCAGATAGCCTCTCGGAGGTTTCTCTCGATGTTCCTTCTAGATGGCGGCGGCGGGACAACCCTAGAGTTTCGTCTAGCCAAAATGCTGTCGCCTCCATAGGACAGGCCATCAATCGTTCGCCTCATGGCGACCTCCTTTGTTGTGTGGATTAGTTCACGGGTTCAAAGGAGGGCATCGAACTACTTGAAATGTATTTCAGGTCCGATGCCCTCCTTTGGACCCACGGGGGTCCGGGCTTTTCAGCCCTACTCAATCCAACACCTTGAGGCCGCCTCCCTCGCCTCTGCAAATTGGAGCGGAGAGAGGAGTTCGCTCAGGGGGAAGTCCGGCTGTTCGTCACGGTAATGCTCAAGTTCAAGGCGAATCACTCCCCTGTAGGAATCGTCTCCCATGTCGTCGTATGGAGACTGGAGGTGGGCGATAATTGCCAAGTCTTTCGAGGTAACTCCGTTACAACCTAGTGCCATGCTGTCCTTCCTTTCTGCCCACTGGGGGCTCAGAATCCGTCCGTGGATTCAAAGGAAGGCATCGAACTACTTGAAATGTATTTCAGGTTTCCCGTTCCATCCGGAGCCCGAAGGCTAGGGGTGGACCCCCGTCTACCGGGGGAGACTAGCTCCCCCGGTAGCCCGGTTTCAGTGTTAGCCGTCCGTTCCGGTAGCCTTGACTTCCGGAGTTACGACGGATTCGAGTGACACGCTGTTCAGGAGGGAGGCAATAACCTTCCCCTTGTCCTTTGGGTCTTTCTTGTCCAGACCGCGCGCCTCGATAATGGCGTAGATGGCCTCGACGTCCGCCTCTTGCATCTTGCAAGAGAAGGAAACGAACCCAGCCTTGCGGTCTTTCTTCGATTGCGCTTCCCGTTCCGCGTCTGCCGCTTGCTTGTCTTTCTGGTCTTGTAGTACTTGCTTGACGGTGACTCCCTCGCCCAAATAGACGTGGTAGCCAGCCTTGATTCCAGCAATTATTTCAACAGCCTTGACGACTCGCGGATCCGACTTGTTGGTAGGAATCGCTCGCATGCGGTCCGTCTTTGTACAGGTAAGACGGAGTGGAATGTCCGCAGCAGCAAGGTCAGACCGGAGTGTAGAGTCTTTCTTCCCCGGTCCCCGGGGGAGAAAGCGCCCCATTCCGCTCCGCTGGGCACCGTACTTGTAGTCTCCCTCTTCCCGCGAGGCGGCAAGGTAAAGACTGCACTGGACCAGCTGGCCGACAATCTCCATTGGCGTGGCCAAGTGAATAAAGACCCGGTCCATTGAGACGGCATCCTGAAATCCCGCGCTGTTGACCCATCGGTCACCGGAGAAATCGGCGGACGGATGGAGATAACAAGGGACGTCCGATTTGCTGCTAGTTTCGGTTTTTAGACCGACACCAAATTGCAACCCAAGGGCTGCGATTGCAGATTCCAGTCCCGCGATAACTTCTGAGCGTTTACTGATAGGCATATAAATTCCCTTTCAACCGTTCACTTGAAATCAATTTCAAGTGACTACAGGAGCAAAGCCCCAGTAGCCTAGTACCTACCGGCCCCAAGGGACCGATAGGCACTTAGCTACCAGCCGCCAAAAGGCGACTGCTAGCAGTCGAAAGGGAAACCTAAAATTCCTTGGCGCTTCGTCTAGGAAGGTACTCCGGAGCGGGTTTCGTGGCTGTTAGGCTCGCCCGTGGTTCCCTGTTTCGCTTCCCAGTACTGAAAGTCGGCGGACACCCTGAAAAATGCTAGGAACGGCTGCACTTGCGCCGAACCGCTTCCCGTTTGTACATGGCGAACCTGAGCCCGATACCGGACCGTACCCTTGAGAATTTCTAGCCTAGCCACGTTGGGCGACCCAACGTGAACGAGTAGACCGACTGCAAGCATTCATCCCGCTTGCGGGGGGGGCCCCGGGTCTGCCGTGCTACCGGCTGTCCCATGCTGCCCATGCGCCCCAATATGTAGACTTTGCCGACAAACGGCC